CCACGGACTCGGTTTATTATTTTTGACAGTTACGTTGCTAGTTTTGGCCATTCTAACAATTTCACTGGATTTTATGTTTTATGAATTTTTATTGGTAATCCATGTAGGTTACCCGTTTCCACCAGCAGGTTTAGGTTCGTCAAGTCACTCGGGTTATCAACCCTTTTCGTCAACTAACCGCCAGTCTTACGGCTTCGATGCTGACCGACCGCAGAGGATCAACACCATCCGGTTCACGTACATGGTTAGAACCATTTTATATGGTATGGAACTGTACATTCTTGATTGCAATGTAGTCAGTTGCCAATGCTGCAGCAGCTTGTATAAACAAACAGTGGGTGAAGTCCTTGTCAAGGGCTAACTGTCCCAAGTAAGCTGATACATCTGCCACAGCATCAATAACTGGCCCAACCGCATTCAAGACACTATCAATAGCTCGGTAGTATACTCGCGTCCCTGGCCCTAAATCCCGTCCTGTTGCATCGAAGAGTCGTATGTCTCCCGTGGAAAATTCATCCACGATACCTGTAAAAATACGATCATGGTCTAGGGCAACGGTTGACTCGATTTGTTCGTCACCGACGCCCCCTGAGACCCCAACCATTAGCGGAGATGGTGTCATTTCAACAGCAGTAACTCCGTGAAACCCAATTTGAGTGTCCGAACCTGCTGTCCAATCCATATTGTCACTAATTTGTGGGATCTCTACTGTGATCATAACTTCTACATCTAGGTATCCAGGTGTTTCGGCTGTGCTATTAATCAGTGCCAGCACTATCATGCCAGCTTGTGAGAGTCTCATTTCAGCATCGGGACTAACGAACAGTGATGGCATCAACCATCTTCCATCCGCCAGCCTCCGATTACGCATAGTTAGTGAAACAGGGGCTTTGATATCAAACCCTACACTGTTAGCGTATTCCATTAGCATGTTCCTGTCACTGGGTACTCCATCAAGAACATCCCAATCGAATGCTAAAATCCCACTCCCACTTTCAGTTAATGCACAGGTTGGCACGTAATGAACAGTAATAGAATGCATGAACCAACGCTCATATAGGGACATCAATCTACCTATACGCGTGGATGCCCAACTAGACATACCATTCGGGAATGATATGCCATAGTCAGTTAATCCTCCTGTATCAATTGTACACAACCTGAACTTTCCTCGGATCGTCTTAACTTCTTCAGTTTCTGGCGCGCGACGGCGACGTCCCGGGCGCGCTTTAGCTTTCGCTTTCTTCGTTTTACCTTTCTTCGGCATTTTCAACAGACCTTGTACGGCAGGATGTTCTGTTGGGCGCAATATGTATGGTAGTTCGATCTCATCTATGATTTCTACGGGTTTGCCCCCATATTCATAACGTGGAGCGTCTGGGATTGGCACCGGATCCACGTGTGGACCCAATGGTACCCCATACGGCTCATACGTAGTGGGAAATGGGCGCGGGTTGTGTCCCGTTCCATGATGTTGGTGCATCGGGTCATCATTGTGACCACCGAACCACGCATCATCTACGAAATCAAGAATATCTTCTGTGAAATCTACTACCCAGTCTTCAGCCATTGCTTCGATTAACACCTTCGAGTCCGCGCTGCAGTTGTTCCTGGGGATGCAAGCCCCGACCTTCCTTATATTTAAAAATCCTCTAGACCATCTTCTTCTTTTGATTCGAGAATTACTATTTCCTCTTTGGTTTCATCATAGCCGGGTGAATCATCTTCATCATCGCTGTGTTCAAACCCTTCGGAAGTATGTACTTCTCGGGCTGGCTGAGTATTAAACAAAAGATCGTTCATCGTGAAGGTATCTTCATCAAAGTCTTCCATTGATTCACAGTATTCTATGAATGAATCTTTATCAAGTTGCCACCTGCGCAACATTGATTCACCATCCATGGCATACCATGAAGCAAAGACGATGTCTACTTCACGTGGGCGAATTCTTCTAGACACCATCATGTCTAAGGGGTTTTCAATCTGATAGTAATCACAAAGGTCTAAATTGGACAAGTCAATTGTGCCATCGCAACAATTGAAGATTTCCTGATGAATGGAACTACCTATCCAACCTGGCCACTGTGATGCCAACACAGACTTCAACCACCCTTTAGGAACATGACTGTTAGGGGAGTATCCGAGTTTCCGTAGTGATCGGCCTAACATTGGTCCTAGAACAAACGACGGACTGTCGTCGACAAACACAGGCCAGAACCTACGGGAAAGAAAAGTGCAGTCCGTGGGTTCTTTCGAAATTCTTATCTTCGGTATAAATCCGTGGTCAACATACACTCGTGCATGTTCTACACACTCATAAGCTTCGAAAGCCTGTTTATCTAGCATTGCCAACATATCATCACCTAAGATCAATATTTGCCACAAACCTGGTAGAGTATTGAAATATGTGTAGTTGACTACGCCATTATATAATGAATTAGAAACAGAAGTGTCTGGGTCTCCTGATTTAGTGTCTGCTAACCACTTGAACTCAAGTCCATGTCTAGTAGTCGTCGTGAACTTGTCACAATTCTCTAGAAATTTGATAACGTCAGGTGGCGCCCCACAGCTAGTCATATAGTGCCGGAAACATTTCCGAGCTCCAACGCTAACTGACGCATCCCATGTTGTACCATCACACTCGATACATGCAAAGGGAGCGAAATCACTAAATATTTTCCCTATAGTTAGGCAATCCATTCCCGAAACGTAACAAATTCTGTTGTTAGCGTTCCAGACTCGTGCCATATGCTTACTGGCTGGGATTGTCCACACCCCTACTTCTATTTTGACTCTAGCTTCTTTAGGAGTTTGGATCAGCCTCGGTTTCCCTCCCTCGGCCTCTCTCATGGTTTTTGAAAACTCCATCTTGATAAATGCTTTATATCTAGAATCCATTTTATCTAACGTCCGTTCATCAAAAGCCAAAGTCCTTATAGCTCTATCGAATTCGGGCCGCTGGCGCGGTTTCAGATGTGCTCGAAATTCTTCTAGTTCTAAAGGCACTAGTGGTACGGTTGGTGCGATGATATTGTTTACACAATACTGTGCATTCAACCAAACTCCTACTTTGGGTTCTGGCGTCTCTTGCATGACACGCTTACTAATGGCTATCGTCTCATTTACC